GCTCAATAGGGTCGTCAAACAGCCAGTCACCGGTTTGCGGATGATTAGCTTCTGCCATTAGGGCGGACCACTCGCAGCCGTCCTTGTAACCTTGCAGGTAGCCCGGAGATTTTCCGACCAAATCAGCCCGAACATACAGCGTGTCGTCAGGGTGTTGGTTATCACAACTCCATGTTAATTCGCTGAACTCGCCAGATGCGGGCCACTCGCCAGCGGTTTGTAACCAGATATGGTCTGGTGCACCAGCGCATGGAGAATGCTCAGGCAACGTGTAAGGCTGGCTTACATGTTCGATATTGCCGGACAACTGCTCTGCCTGTACTGCTGGCGCTGTTTGCGATGACTTGAGTGCCGCAGATAAAGCCCGCCAGTCTGCCCATATCTGCTTGCCTTTCTCGCTAATACGGTCGCTTTTGCTTATCGTATAGCACGCTAAAAATTCGCTATCTGTCCCCTCATTCAAGAGGTAGGTATCAACAAGCCTTGCCGCAATCTCCAGCACGCTCGTAACTTGCGGGGCTGCGTAGTTAGCCAGAGCGGCACGTAATCCGGTTTTAATTTCTTCAATCTCATCAGCACCCGCAGCGCTATCAGTTATAGCGGCATGAAACGCTAAAGCCATGCTGTCACTGACTACAGGCTCGGCGGCGGCGCGGTACTGCTGTAGCTCGCGATAATCAGCACCCGTTAACATGTTTGCGTAGGTATAAAAATCCTGCATGTCCAGGTGATACAAATCGCACTTAAATTCCAGTCCGTTCCAGTATTTGCTATCGCGAATCTCTGGTTTTATCAGGCGCTCATCTGATACGCGTTCGTTGATTGTCATGGCTTAATTACCTCACCTTTGCCGCCGCAGTGGTCGCATGGTTTGTACGTGCAAGCGGTTCCGCCGCTATACAGATTGTAATTTGGTACTTTGCCGTGTCCGTTGCACCACAAACATTTTTGTTTCAGAGAAAATCTTTCTCTGGCGATAGTTTTGTAAGCGGAGTCGATTACTTCCTGAAGTGTTGTCATATCCCTCACCCCTCCACCGTTAAATTGATGCCAGTCTCAGCCAGCGTTTTGATAACCAATACCCGGTAGGCGTTCTGCGCTCTCACAGCGTCAACTGAGCGCCATCTTTCAACATCCGGCAACTTCACAGTGACAGTCCGCGCTTCCGATTCCAGCGGAGGCAGATCAGGCGTAGTGACGCCAAGCAGCGCGGCCAGGGCGCGATAGTTTTGCTCTGAGTGGTAGCGGCCTTTGCAGCGCACCAGTTTTTCGGCGGCGGAAGATATCGCTTCCAGTTCAGCGATGCGCTTATCTTTACGCTCCAGTTCATCAAGCAGCGTAAGTACAGTGGCGGGCGTTACCATGTCTGTAAATGCGTCCACTAAGTAATACCCATACTGTTCTGGGTTAGCCCGTTCCGCCACTTTGCGCAGTTGCGCCAGTTGTTCTGCTGTCATGGTCATGATTTGCCTCCATTACGATAAAATCGCTCACGGAATGTCTGGCGGGGGCTGTCCGGGTCAATACCCAGGTCTTCAGCAGCAATATCGATTAGCGTCTGCTTAACAAAATCCACCGCCTCGGATTTATTGCCGGCTTCAATTTCAAGACGCTCCACTAATTTAACGGCCAGGTAGTCTGATTTCGAAAATACCCTGACTAGGTAATCAGCAAGGCTGACATAGCGAGGATTGGTGAGACCGAATTTCACTGTTAATCTGCTCATACCTGGCTCCCGCGAAGCTGTGCTGCCCAATCGTTTAACGCCTGCTCTGCGTATTCACCTGACAGACCGTCATCCGGCGCGGTGGCCAGTTCTTCTTTAGCTCCCAGCACCGCCTTAACCACGTCGTAAACCTCTGCCGTTGGTTTATCGATAAAACCGTGATTGAATGCGGCGGCAAGGCGGGCAGCGGCAAAATTAACACCTTCAACGCGCCCAGCCGCCCGCTGTTCTTTCACCCATGCGTCCGTTGCGGGGGTTTTCAGTTTTTCCAGAACCGCATCATCAGGCTGATAGGGCCCGTTATAGCTGAACTCATCCGCGTCAAAGCCAATCAGCGCCGCATTCTCAGCGCATACATCGTTCAACTTCGCCGCCAGCGCCTCACTACGCGCACTCTGCACGTCCAGCGCGGCCTTGAGCTTTTCGATTGCCAGAACCACGTCATCAACACCGTCTTCGCCAACTGCCTGGCGCATGGCCGTCTCCCACTCGATTTCGGCTCTGACAGCGGCGTCACGTTCCAGGCAAGCCGTACGCGCCGCTACCAGCGCACAATCCAGACGCCCCGCCAGTTCGGTCAGCAGTTGCGCCGTCTTCGGATTTTCGTACTTAGCGGCCACATAGGTGGCGCGAATTAACTGCTCATGGGTCATGTCATTCATGCGCGGGAACTCCCGAAAATTTTATGGATTTGATATCCCTGCCAGTTCTGGCGGCATACTGACACTACGGACGGCGCTGCGGGTTTAGATTTCTTAGCCTTAGGTGAGCTAATTTTTGCCTGCCAGCGCTGAACAAGTCGGTATTCAGGGTGTGCTGGCTTACCAATATTTTTCACGATGCCAAGACGAACCAGCCGCCCCAGAATGGCGTGTGTGTGTTTGTTGGTCCATCCGAGCCGGCGCTCCAGACGACGTGGCGTGGCGGTTTTCTCCTGTTCGAGAAAGGTGATAATTGCAATCTGATCTTTGCTGCGCATGATTAAGCTCTCCCGCCTTTAAGCCCGAACTTCGCCCGGATTTCCTGAATTTTCGCCATACCCTGTTCACGCGTAACAGGTTTGCTGCCCAGCACAGGCAAACGCGCAACCGGCTCAGGAATGACTTCACCAGCGCGAATGCGTTTCACCATTTTCGCCAGCTCTTCACCGGCTTTGCGGTTAAGTTCCATGTCAGTAAGCCCATATGAGCGCATCTGCTGGTACAGGGTTGTGACCAGCCAGTAGCTGGCGCGGTATTTCACAGTGCGCGGGGTGATGTCGTTGTCAGGCCACGGATACGACTCGGCATCGCTGTAACGGCTGCGGTTGCGGCAGTACTCGTAAACCAGCTTTACCAGCTCGTTCTGGTCAGGCAGACCCACGGCGGCGCTTTCCTCGGCGCGGCACCATGCCACGAACTGACCGGGCGACGGCATGAACGGTTTTTCCTGAGTGCGGGCAATGCGCATACCAGCGTCGACCTGGGCGAAACTGGTGATCCCGTTCTCCGCAAAAGCCAGCAGCCACTGGCGACGGAATTCGTCGATATCCGCCTGGGTTTTAAAAACGGACATGCTGGCCGGGAACGCAGCGCGCAGCTGACGAAACAACTCGTTGAATACCTGGGCGGCATGATCCTGGCGAGATTCGGATTGCTGCTCCGGCATACTCATCGCAACACGGCGCATTTGCTCACGATCGAAATTTCGCATCTCGGTACCAATGTTTTTCATGGCAGCAGACCCTCCGCCCAGTCGGTGTTATCGAAATCCAGCGGCGCTGCGCTGGCGTGGGAGTTTTTTGGTTTACGTGTACGTTGCGTGGTCAGCGTGTCCCAGTGCCTGCGAAGGCCGGACGGGCTCAGGATGTTGCTGCCCCAGAAATCGTCCTCGCTGGCCCACACGAGCAACTCACAAATCTCGCGGTGTGTCCGGTGGTCAACCATGCGCATCAGGCGAACAGTGTTTGCCCATTCAACCCATTTCGGTTCTGACAGGCTGGCATTGACCACCAGGAGTTTCTGGTAAATCCAGCGCGCGGCTTTGAGGTCGTCAGCCGTTCCCCAGGATTTGCCAGCCGGGGTGTAAATTCCGTCAGTGGCTTCGGGGTGACGGGAGAGAAATTTTTCAGTGGCGCCGTTACGGGATTCGCCAGAATTCCGAAACGAAGATCTTTTAGTATTTATATTGTTGTTATTACCTTGTTGTTCATGATGCGCGGGTTTAAGCGCGGCTATTTGCGCGGGGTTATGCGCGGCATCACCCTCCAGACCCGCGCCGTCACTGGGTTCGTTATGCGCGGCCTTATGCTCGCCGTTATGCTCGGCTTTATGCGCGGGCAAATTGTCTATTTTTTGAGCGTACAGTGCATAATTTGTGATAGTGATCACCGTGCCTTTTCGACGTTCACCGGCGGTGGAAATCATGCCTTCTTTCTCAAAAAATGAGAGCATCCGATCCACCGCATGGCGGCTCGCTGGCTCTCCGTTACGGTCGCACAGATTCAGCCCCAGATCGGCTGAGGTGGTCACCAGTTGTCCGGTTTGCAGTGGCCATTGACGCCCCTTAAAACTCGCTGTGTACGGCTGTCGGGCGGCATTCAGCAGAAGGTTGTCCCACAGCGTTCGCAGGAAAACATCTTTAGACCAGGGTTGTTTAAGCACACTCCGGTACAACGGGATGAATCCGGTCTTCTGGTTTTCCATCCGGTTGCTCCTGGCGGCGGAATGCGCCGCAAAATTGGCGTAGGCGACATTCGACATTGTTATGCCTCCCGCGCCTGGTAATTTAAAATGGTGTTTGTCATAATGACCTCGCAATCGCTTCCAGTTATTGCACCCGAAGGCCGAAGTGTTGGCGCACATCGGTCTTCACCTTTTCAGAACAGCCCGCGCTGTTCGCTGCGCTTAACGCGCTTTTCTTCGAACCTGTCGGCTGAGGTTGTTTGTTTCTCTGCCCACAACTTCGCGTGTCGTAAAACATCATCGAAAATTTTCCCCTTACGGCTTGCCTGAGACATACGCCGGTATAAATCCACGGCCTGGAATGCCCCCCCCTGAGCCACCGACACCGGAAAACCCAGGCGGATTAGCTCCTCGCGGACATGCTTCTCGATAAATTGCTCATGGTTCATAAGCAGCCCCGGTTACATGACGCCCAGCATCGACGTGACCATTGTCATTAGCGGTCCGACCTGCTCGGGCATCAGGCGAAACAACGACGCGATCCCCTCGCTCACCTCTTTCATCTTCTGATGTTCAGGCGCTTTCATCAGCACGGCCTGCTTGGCTTCCGCGCACTCTTTCATCGCCGTCGCGACGCGCGAAAGGATGTCTTCCTGTGGGATAAGCCGGGTGCGGAACTCGAGCGGGAGAACGTTAAGAATTGCCGGAGTTAACTCGCGGATATTTGCATGTGCGTAATCGGTATCACCGTCCAGCCAGCGAAAGAGCTTTTGACGCTGGCGGTTGATTTCGGTCGGGAAATCCAGGCTGCCACCGCTGAGTTGATATTCTTCAACAATCAGCCCGGCCACCACGTCCTGGTTATCGATCGCAGCCGCCCAGGCACGAACAGCTACACGAATCTGTTCGTGGGTATACTCCGGTTTCGCCTGAGAACGATTTATCATCGTTACCGGAATTGTTCCGGTACTCTGTTGAAATTGAAGTGATTGCATTTTAGGCCTCCTGCCGTGGCAAACCATCAGTTGGGTTTGGGTAGGCACTTGGATCAATCTCGTGGGGCGTTACAGCCCAGTTGAGGACTTTGCAAAGAGGGACAACACGTCCCGCAGGGACTTTCCCTTGACTCATCCATTTGCTTACGGCCTGGGATGAAATGCCAAGCTGCGTACCAATGTCGACACGCGACATAGTGTTGGTGATTTTATCTTTAAGTAATTTGTTCATTGGGCCTCCTGTCAGTGGAATGACATGAGGATACTTAACGAAACTTTAAGTTGCAAGAAAAACGAAACAAATAGTTGGAGTGCTTGGCGAAACCAAAGGTTGTAAAATAACAATATGAATAAAGTCGCTCACCCCGTATTCGCAAAAAGAATCAAACAGGTCATGACCGAAAATGGCTGGAATATGGCCGATCTCGCAAAACAGGTCATGCTTTCCCATACAGCTGTCCAAAACTGGTCAAAGGGAAAAACTGTTGCCAGTGGCGAGCGTCTGAAACGCCTTGCAGCTGTTTCCCGCAAGCCCGAGCATTGGTTCTTTATGGATGAGGATGGAGAAGCAGAGAACGGTACGATAACTACCAGTACGCGCATTGAGCTGGACGAGAAAGAGGAGGCTTTATTATCCCTCTTCAACCAGTTGCCTGAGGCAGAAAAGCTGCGCTTAATACTACATACAAAGACCGTGCTACACGAAATTGACCTTCTCAAAAGTGATGTTTTTGACATCATCCACAATAAGCAAAAATAAGAACACATAACATCTCGCCAAAAAAAGACACCTACCCGAGGTGTCTTTTTTTTACACCTCAGCGAAACTTTTTGTTTCTTTTGCTTTACATTCGAAACTTTAAGTTGTAGCCTTCAATGCATCGACAACAAGCGCATTGTTGTCAGGTAATAAACGTTCCGCCAGCCTGGCGATAAGGGCAGAGGATGAGATGGTTAATCAACACTACGGCACGATGCACATCATTCGCCAGTGTGTGGTTCCGGGAATGCTGGCAAAGCACGACGGTCACACCTGGAATGTGTCAGCGGTTCGCGGCAAATACGTTTACCTGCGCACCATGCGCGGCGCAACACGCATCAACGATTGTCTTGTGGAAGTTTTACTGAATGGCTGGGGTGATCCGATGATTCACGGACAGGAAACCGCCAGGGCGAAATGCGCCTACTGCAAAAGCCTACTTCAGCCAGGCGATGAAGTGAAAAGTACCCTGCTTTTACTGCGCGGCAACATGCTTTCCCGCGAAGAACGGCAGTACTGCTCCAGGCAGTGCGCCGAGCACGACCAGATGGCCCACGAGCCATAAACGAAAAAACCCGCGCAAGGCGGGCTCTACGTCCAGCGGACCGACCAAAGCACGCTGGAAATATGGAAAACCAAAACAACACCCAATGGGCGCTATCAATGGCTCGGGGATTTTAACACCCAAAAATGAGGAACAGTATGGAATTCTTCAATCTGATAAAGGCCAGCCAGAAATCGAAAAAGCCAAACGGCATTTTCTGGTTCACCGCCAAAACCGAGGCGCGCGCCAAGCTGCAGGCGCAGGTTATTCTCGAAGACGCTGAAATCGAAGTGGGCCGAGGCCATGATTACCAGCTTCCTGTCCTGACTGATTTTCCTGTGGTCAATGATCTGCCGGAAGAAGGCATTGTCGACTTTACCTGGTGCGATCGTTACGAACTACAGGAAGACGGGCGCACCTGGCTGCCAAAAGCCAAACAGGAAAAATCCGTTAATATCCAGGGCGAGGGCGCGCAGCTTGCAGACGCTGCCGCTAAAGCCAGTACTCCAGCAGCTGACGCCCCTGCACTGCTCCGCCCGATAGCACGACTGCGCCTGCCGCAGCGCCTGATTGCACACCTGCTTAACGACACTGAAGAAAAAGAAATCAGTGAAGCTGTGCACGTACAGATCGGCGCAGCTGAGGCGGACGAAAGCAATATCTATATCCAGAATCTGCTGCAGGCCTGCCGGGAGGTACCAGGCATTGATGAACTGTCTGCACATGTTGAGTGGAAACTCATTCAGGCTGTAAAAGAATTATTCCCACTGGAGCAGAACCACGAAGTAAGCGCCATCAACGGATTTATTACAGCCTGGGTGGAAGCTGAAGCGGGTGATCGTTCCCAACTCGTTAAAGAGTGGGCTGATATAGTTCATGACTGGCCTGAAATTAATAGTACCACCGCCTCCGCAACTGACATTGTTCAGAAATTGCATGATGCGGAAATTCCAGAGCTTATCACCGTGGCAACCCTGCCATTCCGCCAGCGTCTACTCGCTCAGTTTATCTCTGAAAGCGAATACGCCTACCACATCCAGGCAGAGCAGAAAAATGCCCTTATTGCACTGGAAATGGACGTGGATAACTCGTACGTACAAAACCTGCTCCTGGCCGCTGAAAACACCCCTTCCCTGAAAGACGTCAGGGAATACGACCTATGGAAACTGACCGACGCGGTCAGGGAAGTGTTCCCGCAGGATAAAAAATTGCCTGAGCTTGGCGTTATGCTGCAGTTCCTGAAAGCCTGGAGCGAAACCGCGTATGTCGACAAGGGGCTCCTTGTGAAGGAATGGGCCAAAGGTAACCGCATTTCCGCCATTCAGCGCACAGACACCGGCACGAATGCTGGCGGCGGCATCGTGACCGATCGCAGCCAGGACTACACGCATACCCTGGATACGCTTGATTACGAGATCGCAGCCGCGACGCTGCCGATGGATTTTGATATCTACAACATCCCGGGCGCCATACATCGACGCGCCAAAGAAATCGTTCAGAAACATGAAAGCCCGTTTAAGGAATGGTCTGCCGCACTGCGCAAAACAGCGGGCATCCTGGACTATTCCCGCGCTGCTATTTTCGCACTGATCCGTGGCGCCGCCGAGAACGTCCATCATTTCCCGGTCAGCCTGCAAACCTACATCAGCGCAAACCTGAAAGAACACCAGCACGACAAGCCAGATGCTGAAACTGTAGAGGCTGCGCAATTCAGCCGTGAAACCCTGGATAAACAACTGGCGGCTGACCGCGGAGAATATGTTGAGGGCATCAGCGACCCGGCGGATCCGAAATGGGATAAAACGCCACGTAAATCTTTCTGTACTCACGAAGAAAACTTACAGCGAGTCCGTGAAGAAGGGGCACGTCGCCGGGTTGACGAAGCAGCGTCACAGCCGAAAGTTGAAAACCTCGGCGCTGGAGTGTTCTCCATCGAAGGGCTGACTGGTAACGCCCCGATTAATCCGGACAACGGCCCCGTAATGGGCGACGCCACTTATCAGGAAATGGCCGAAGGCCTACGCGAAGAACTGGAGGTTACCGAAAATGTGCAGATGGAAACGGCTGTCAGTAACGAAATCCCGGCTGGTACACCGGTTTCAACAGGCGAAAGCGCTGATGAAGATCATTCGCAGGCAGATGCCGTAAACGCTGCCGGTATTTTCGCGGCTAACGCTCCACGCCTGGCTAACCACACTGAGCCGGAAACGAACCAGGAAACTGTTAAACCGGCCCAGTCTGAACCGGATCAGCAACAAAGCGAGCCATCTTCGCCAGAAACTGAACCAAAAGCTATTGAGTATCCGGCTTTCTTCGAACCAGGCCGTTATGAAGGTTTACCGAATAACGTTTACCACGCCGCGAACGGTATCAGCTCAACCATGGTGAAAGATGCTCGTGTATCGCTGATGTATTTCAATGCGCGCCACGTTGAAAAGACCATTTCCCGCGAGCAGTCCAAAGTGCTGGATATGGGTAACCTGGTGCATGCGCTGGCACTGCAACCGGAGAACCTGCACACAGAATTCAGTATTGAACCTGAAATCCCGGAAGGTGCATTCACCACCACGGCAACGCTGCGCACGTTTATCGACGCGCATAACGCCAGCCTCCCCGCGCTGCTAAGCGCAGACGATATCAAAGCGCTGCTTGAAGAGCACAACGCCACCCTGCCTGCGCAGGTGCCGATGGGTGGCAGCCTGGAAGAAACAGCGCAGAGCTATATGACTCTGCCAGCTGAGTTCCAGCGTATCGAGGCAGACAAGAAGCAGACCGCTGTCGCAATGAAGGCCTGTATCAAAGAGTACAACGCCACCCTGCCCGCTCCGGTAAAAACCAGTGGCAGTTGTGACGCGTTGCTCGAACAACTGGCGATCGTTAATCCTGACCTGGTGGCACAGGAAGCGCAGAAGCCGCAGCCGCTAAAAGTATCCGGCACCAAAGCTGACCTGATTCAGGCCGTGAAGTCTGTTAACCCGGGCGCCGTGTTCGCCGACGAACTGCTGGATGCGTGGCGCGAGAACCCGGAAGGCAAAGTGCTGGTCACCCGCCAGCAACTGAGCACCGCGCTGAACATTCAGAAAGCGCTTCTGGCTCACCCTACCGCCGGCAAGCTGCTGACGCACCCGAGCCGCGCTGTTGAGGTGAGTTATTTCGGGTTTGACGACGAGACCGGGCTGGAAGTACGTGTACGCCCGGATCTGGAAATCGACCTTGACGGTGTGCGTATCGGCGCAGACCTGAAAACCATCAGCATGTGGAACGTCAAGCAGGAAGGTCTGCGCGCCAGGTTGCACCGGGAAATCATCGACCGCGATTACCACCTGAGCGCAGCCATGTACTGCGAGACGGCGGCGCTTGACCAGTTCTTCTGGATTTTTGTCAACAAAGACGAGAACTACCACTGGATCGCCATTATCGAGGCATCGGCCGAACTGCTGGAACTGGGCATGCTGGAGTACCGCAAGGCGATGCGTGCTATCGCGACCGGCTTTGATACTGGCGAGTGGCCAGCGCCGATCACTGCTGACTACACCGATGAACTGAACGATTTCGACCAACGCCGCCTTGAAGCGCTGCGCCTGGCTTAATGGAGGATTTGACCATGCAAAATACCAATATCATCACGACTGAGCAGGCTCCGAACACCATTTCTGCCAGCAACGCAGTATTCAACGTGCAGGCGCTGGGCCAGCTTACCCAGTTTGCCGAATTGATGGCCCAGTCTGCCGTAACCGTTCCCAAACATCTGGCGGGGAAACCTGCGGACTGCATGGCGATTGTCATGCAGGCCATGCAGTGGGGCATGAACCCTTACGCAGTCGCCCAGAAAACGCACCTGGTAAACGGCGTGCTGGGTTACGAGGCGCAGTTGGTGAATGCGGTGATTTCCAGCTCTAGCGCTATTCAGGGCCGATTCCATTACGAGTACGGCGGAGACTGGGAGAAGATCGCCGGCCAAAAAGAGGGTCGTGATGAACTGGGCCTTTATATCCGTGTCGGTGCAGTCCTGCGCGGTGAAGCGGAGATCACCTGGGGCGAACCAATCTACCTGTCTGATATTACCACCCGGAACTCACCACTGTGGAAGACAGCACCGAAGCAGCAGATCGCTTATCTCGCAGTAAAGTACTGGGCGCGCCTGTACTGCCCGGAAGTCATCCTGGGCGTTTACAGCCCGGATGAAGTCGAGCCGCGCGCAGAGAAAGAGATTAACCCGCCGCCGCAGCACGTGGACCTGAAAGAAATCGCTAGTGACACTGCCGCAACCACCAGCAGCGCGCGGGAATCCACGGTGAATATTGATGCTATCGCCGATGAATTTCGTTATCGCATTGATGCCGCCGAAGACATCGACGCTGCGAAAGCCGTGGGCGAAGACATTAACCAGGCCAAGGCAACTCTGGGCTCAGCGCTGTTCACGGAACTCAAGAACAAAGCCACACAGCGTTATCACCGGGTGAACGCTCGCAACAAAATCGAGGCGACGATTAACTCCCTGCCGCAGCCGGGTGAACCGGAAGCTGCTGAACGGTTTGCGAAGGCTGAGCAAACCCTGACGGCGGCAAAGCGTCATCTAGGCGATGAACTGTACGAGAAATTCAGCATCAATTTGCTGGATATGAAACCTGAGTATGTCGGCTAAGGGAGGCGGGAGGGTTCGCCCTCCCGGTTAACGATGAGACTAATTAACAGAGGCAGCAAACAATCTCCCGTGGCACGACAGGCTTGCGCCGCAGCGCTCCAGGAGCATTACGAGCGTTTCGGAGATTACGGTATAACCGGCAAAAGCATGGACTACATGATCCGGGTAGACGGGACCAAACTTCGCGTCGAGATCAGGAACTGTCAGCACAGCTACATCGCGACACCGATAGATAAACCTCGCCGGTTGCGGGCTCTGGCCAGCCCAGTGATGGGACTCAGGGGAAAATCATGACCTGTAATTTTAAAGAAGTACCGAAAGCGCAGTGGCCGCAAAAGCTTCACGACCCGAAACGCACCCATGTATGGGCCAACTCATATTTTCTGGTGCAGGAATTCAGG